ATATGGTCTCTTACTTAAATAATTTATTAATTCGTTTAGTTGTTCATTGGTAATATTTCTCATCACACACTCCTTTTATATATTTTATCATACCTAGATAAATTGTCAAGCTAAAAGTTTAACAAGATACCTACTGCGAATATAAACATGGCTATTGCATTTACTGTAAGTAATGCTCGGTCATGCCACATCCACCCCACAATGAACCAACCTGTTACTCCTGCTAGATGGAAGAACAGGTTGAGTGGGGTAAATTCTACAGCCGTCATGATCATGCCTACTATCATAATAATACTTGCTGTCCATTTTACATACCAAGATGCCCCGTGACTCGGTGTTATCTTCTTAAAAGTTTGGTTCATACTCTCCACCATCTAGGTTTT